ATGTTTGTATCCTATCACATAGTTCTGGTTTATCTTTGAACTCACAATATCTACAATTTTTTGTTGATACATTCTTAAAATAATCTTTTTCTATCAACACACCATTCTCATCAAAACAATCAGTTATAAACTCATCTAATCTATTCATAACTTTATTCAAACTTGGTTTACCACTCGCAGGTGAAAACACTTGTAACCTTTTTTGTGGATATTGTATATTCTCATACAATTTTCTCTTCAATATTAAATATTCAATATCTATTTTATCCTCTGGAATATCTCTCTGTTTTGAAAAGAATTTTTTATATAATAGTAATTGATTAGTTTTATTCTTATCGGCCTTCATCCATTTATTCCAACCCATTGTAGAAGTTTTGATATCAATGATTCTTATTCTACCTGTCTTTTTATTATGAATAACAACATCCATAAACCCAACAAACCTCATCTCTTTTGGTAAATTAAAATCAATATCTAATTCAATACCTAATAACTCATGGTCTTTTTTAGGGAAGTAACTTCTTTTTCTTTTTAAGAATTCATTAATAATATTCAATCCATCATTAAAAAACTCTTTCATTTCTTCGAGTGTTACATCAACAGGTTCTTCTGAGTTTTCTTTGGTTCGTTTGTAGTTCTCTTCCATTCTGTATTGTAGAATATCACCCAATGGTAATGAATCTGCAATTTTAACTGTCTTCTCATAATAAGCAACTAAGTATGCCTGAATGGTTTCGTGTAAGGCAGAACCAAAGATAGTATAAATGTTACCTCTGAATGTACCAAGTTTATCAAGATAATTTAACTTCCACATTTGTGGGCATTTATCCCATTGTGAAAATTGACTGTAACTTATTTTTCCCATTTAACTACTCTTTAATGAATGAATATCAGATATTAAGTGTTCATTACCATTAATATCTGTAAATTTAGTAGGTAAATTATCCCACTGTCCACCTGGTATTTTACCATGGTCTGTCATTGAACCCTTTTCTCTTTCAGGTGGTAATCCATCTAAATCACAAGTATCCCATTGTACCCATTCATCTGTATCATCCACTTGGACTAATGGTTTACTTCTATTAAGTGAATATAATTGATGTAGTGGGAATTTCATTTACCCCACTTACCTCTTCCAACTATTGTTGCCATGATTCCATAATTACTCACATCAAGGTATGCATCTTCCAATGGTTCATCCTCTACTGCATTTGTTCTACCACCTAACAATAGTGTTTTTAATCTTTGTAGTTTATCATTCATACGAAACCATAAACCTGTCAATGACAAATGAACCTCGTCTTCTGTCTGTAGATTTGTACCTACTGAAATATTACCTGGACCGTAATCATGTTGTTTTTTAAGAAATAACTCATATTGTGCCTTCTGAATTTTTTTGAACTCAGTAGTCATCTCAGGCCATTCCTTTTCCATCATTTCTATAACATCATAACCTACACTTGTTTCCTTATGGGCATCTTCCATACTGAATGTAGGTTTATCTTTTATAACCTCTTGCATATTTTTCTCCAATTTGATATGTTAGAATATAAGGCCAAAACCCTATATAAGTCAAGTACTTTTTTATTTAATTTCATCAACGATACCATATTCAATACATTTCTCTGCACTTAAATATGTATCATTTCTTTGTGTTCGTTCCCAAAAGTTTTCATCTTTATTGGTAACACTTGCCATGATTTTATTGATTTCTTTTTGTAACTCTTTTAGATGGTCAACACCTTTCATAACATCGGTAGTTTTACCTGCCTCAAATGCTGAACCCTCATGAACCATCACAGTTCCATGTGGTGAAATAGTTCTTTTACCTGTACCACATGCTAATAATACTGAAGCGGCACTCATACAAGTTCCAACACAATGTGTATTTACTTTAACTGATAAACCATTGATATAATCTACCAATCCCAACATTGCATAAACATCACCACCATATGAGGCAATATTCAAATTAATAGGTGTGTTTGGATTAACTCGTACCAAATAGTCAAGTTTAACTATTGTTGAATATAGTGAATCTATATCAAACTCGTAATTCATATAAGTGGTGTTTGTCAATGAATTAACACCCCACTCCATCTCTTTCATAAAAAATTGTTCTTCTTTTCTATAACTCATTACTTACTCCATATTTTTTTTAATTGTTTATCTTCCACACCATATTTCATTATGATTGTGGTTACTTGTTCTTTAGTTAGTAACTTTAAATGGTCTTCAACCTCTCTCGTACTACACTCAAAATAATCTGTTAGATGTTGCATAGCCCATTTCTCAACTTTTGATTTCTTCTTCGATTTAACATACCGAAGAAATGTTCTACCTCTTGGAATTATATCGATATAAAACTGATATACATTTTTAGGAGCCAACTCCCAATATTTCTGTACTTCATTCACCACTTGTATCCAATCTGATTTCATACTAAGAAAACGATGAACCATGTAATTACTCCATGTCTTTTTATCACCCTCTTCAAGTGAATCCCAATACAAAGTATTTTGTACATTTGTTATTTGTTTTATGTGGTCGAATAAACTCTTAGACATTTTAGAACCTTTTATATAAATAGGTTATTGCTTTCTGAAACCATCAAGAAATTTGTCTAACCATTCATTTTTTTTACAATCAATTGATAAGGTAACTCTATCTGCATGACCTTCATTAAACATACTATGATTTAACAATACATTGAATGTATGAATATGTGCAGGTGCCATTCTGAAGTTTTTAAATCGTGGTTTAAATTTTTTATTAAAGGTGTAAAGAGTATGAGAATTTTCTTCTGTATATTCTTCTTCCATTTCTAAATCAGTTACCCCAAACCAACAACTATTATTTGTTCTTATTGGTATTTGAAATCTAACTATATCTTCACCCATATCTCTATCATTATGGATACCATACGATGTTCCTGCCTTTCTTCTTAACAATCTGAATGATGTTACTTCAGTTTTAAAACTATCGTATATCTCTTTAAAATATGGTGTCTTCTTTATTATACCTGTATATGGTTGATTATTATAATGGTCATTACCACTTTCAGGTAATGATATAGAATGACCATGTGCACCATCCTCATACTTACCATAAGTTTCTGCCATAAACAAATCGTTCTTTAATCTTGTTAAATCATACTCTGGCCCGATTTTCCAACCAGTACTCCACGCGTGCCTACTCATTTTATCTCCTTAAATTTTTTCATTTCTGTACATTGAAAACATTCACTACACAATTCTCCATCATGACTTCTACACCACCAAACCTTTTCTTGTAATTCTTTTGGTAGTTCATTCCAACACATTTCTTTTGTAAATGTTTTTCTAAATGGGTTATTAAATTTTATTTTATGTTTAGTATACACATCATTTTGATTTGCTGCCTGTACTACTTTGGTCATCATTCTTAAGTTTGGCCAAGGTGGACCTTCATTTATCGTAGTAGATACAATTATCTCATCATACTCTTTTGCATATGCAATCCTCATACCATCAATAACACAAATAAAAACATCACCGAGTATGTGTGCATACTGAGTAGATGTAGTCAATTCAAATGGTCTTACTTTTTGTAAAATAGGATTCATACTATTAACTGCATCTAATTGTCTTGTCATCATCTTACCACGATTTAATAACTTAACATGATGTACATGAATTTGATAATCTGTATTTTTTAAATGCCAATATAAACATGCAGTAGAATCTAAACCACCACTCCATAAAAACAATACTTTATTCATTATACAAAGTGGTCACCAACAAATAATTCTTGAATTACATATCGTTTTCCCTTTGTTACTGGAACAACATTATGACACAAGAATGCAGGAAACAATGTTAATGAACCTTTTAACTTGTTCATTGTATACCACTCTTTTGTATTTTTATCTTGAATACCAAATTCAACATCTCCACCCTCATATTCACTTGGGTCTGTTAATTGAATAATTCCTACAAGTTTTCTTATTGAGCAATGTCCAGCATTGAAATCTGTATGCCAACCATAGAAACCACCCTTTGTGTATTCTATTAATTTTAATTCGTTATCACAACCTTTAATATCAAAATGAAATACTTTATCATTTACGATATTAGCCATTTGAAACATTTTATCTTGTAACCATTTCCAATCTTTATTTGTTTCATCTGGTCTGAACTCATTATCAGGTTGGTTACACAAATACCACTCATTAGTTTTTCTAATTTCTGGTATGACTGCGTTCTCACCCTTTTCATCCCCAACACAACCAATTACATTTTGTTCTGATTCTGCAATATCTTTTATCAGTTCATCACATTTTTCTGGTGATAAAAAGTTTGGTATTTGTATTGTAAATTTTAAATCGTTATTTTGTTTATACAAAAGTATCTCCTTCCATCCAAGTAACTATAGAATATCTAAACCCGTTTGTGATTGGTGTAACTCTATGTGATAAAAATGATGGAAATATTACTAAAGTACCTTGTGATTTTTTAGCTTTAAGTAAACCACCTTTGCACTTTTCTGTACAATGTTCTTTATCAACACATTGACAATCTGCTGAGTTTGTAATTCCAAACTCTAACACTCCACCATCATACTCATTTTCATCTGACAACTGAATTATTGCAGTTAACTTTCTTAATGAAGTTTCTTTTGCTCCAATATCTGTATGCCAAGTGTAATTACTACCATCTCCATATTTTAAGAATCTAAGTTTATTTATACTATCGATATCATAATTAAAATAATGTTTGTTTGCAACTCTTATTGCAACATCTAATCTTTTAGATAAATTTTCGTCTTGAAAAAGTGTATTGAGAGTTCTTCTGACATCAGTATTAACTAAATTCTCTGTATAATCACCAGCTAAACTTGCATCTACCAACTCATCTGTATCAAGAGTATCTCGTAATTTAGTACACT